GCTCAAGGAATGAACGCCTACAACAGTCTGATCGAAGCTGGGGGTAAGTCTCTAGGTCAACTGGCCGGAAATTCAACCATTGCTGGGCAAGCCCTGGGTGCCCTGGCCGGCGCATCCAGTGGCCTGATAACAGCCATCTTCAAACAGAGTGATGCACTGTTCAAGAGCTATCAAGATATCAGTCAAATAGGTGCTGCTGGTAGTTCGGGCATGCAAGGCGTGTTTGACAACATGCAAAAATTTGGCTACAGCATAGAAGAGCTGCCAAAATTTGGAGCATTGCTGGCACAAAATTCAGAAGCTTTGGCTGCATTTGGTGGCACAGTAGAGCAAGGTACCAAGCAATTTGCCAATGTAGCCGAGGGAATTCAACGATCCGGACTACAAACTGAATTTGAACGCATGGGCATGAGTGTTGACAGCATCAACAAAGGAACTGCTGCGTATCTCAAAACACAGACCATGACCGGTGCCAGTGCTGCTAAAACTCAAGCAGAACTCACAGCCGGCGCAGCAGAATACCTACGTCAACAAGACATACTGACCAAGCTCACAGGAAAATCAGCAGAAACTCTGGCCAAAAATGAAGAAGCTAGAATGGCAGATCAGCGGTACAATGCTGTGCAGAGCGAGTTGCAGATGAAAGCCGACGAAGCTAGGGAAGCAGGAAACGAAGCAGCAGCCAAGGATTTTGAACGACAAAAATTACAAAATGCCGCATTGGTAGAAGGGGTGCCTGCTGGCATGAAAAAAGGTGTTCAGGATCTGTTGACAGGACTTGCCACTACCAAAGAAGCACAGGCTGTGTCGATGTTGAACAATAATGCAGCTCGAAAGATTCAATCTGGCAGGTTTGAAGCAGCAGACGTACGAGAAACTATAGGAAATGAATCTGCTGCCAATAGAAAGCGCAATATTGCTCTGGGAAAAACAGGTGTCATGGATGAAGTTTTTGGCGCCGGGATGATGCAGGCACAAACTGACGCAGCAGCCTCGGTAAGAAAAGGGGTACTGAAACCTAAAGAAGCAACAGCAGCAGCAGTAGCAACTCGCACGGCACAGGTCGAAACCCCAGAAGCAGCAGTGGCCAATCAGGTGTCTATACGTCAATCTCAGCAGGAAATCACACGTGGACTAAACGACATGGTAAATCTGGGAGTAAATCCTGCAACTACTGCATTAGAAAAGTTTACTACCGGGATGGAAGGATTGGTAACAAGAATGCCAGGAACAGGGGACAAGACCGGTACAAGAAATACCCCAGGCCGCGGCGGCAGTGCAGAAGGCACTGGATTTCAAGGAAATGTAATTGCTCCATCTGCCAAAACAATGGAAGACATGGTTAAAAAAATAGGAGAACTTGAAGCAAGTACCCCGGCTAGTCTTGCTGCTGCAATAGAAAATTCAAAAGGAAATCGATCCGAACCAGCCAAGGCATCGGTACCAATATCAGCGGCAGCACCAGTACCAGCAGCAGCGCCACCGGCCAAGACATCAGTACCAGCAGCAGCACCAGTACCAGTACCAGCAGCAGCACCAGTACCAGTACCAGCAGCAGCACCAGCAGCAGCGCCAGCGGCCAAGGCACCAGCAGCAGCACCAGTACCAGCAGCAGCACCAGTACCAGTTGCAGCAGCCAAGGTACCGGAACCAGTTGCAGCAGCACCAGCAAGAACATCGATCAGTGTAAGTTCTATAATGGCCAGCATAATTGAAAAAACCAAGCTGGGCAACGATCAGTTTAGCGGTCCCAACTCCACGTTACCAAAACCTATCGGAGATAACACTCCTACAACGTCTGTGGCAGATGCAAGATCAGCAGCCACCAGCACCAATTCTGACACGCTGACAACCAGTATAAATGAACTGATTAGGCGTTCTGCACTACAACAGTCTAGTCTGGACGAACTGGTTGATCTCAGTAGAAGAAATCTGCAGCAGAGTGGCAAGTTACTTCAGGCTGCAAGGCAATAGCGATAAATAATACACTGTGTTGCGATTCAACATGCAATGCAATCAAGAATGGATGTTTAAATGACCTGGCGCAAGTATTTTAAAGTAGCTGATCTGTCCGGACAGATGAGTCCTATTTCTGGCAACAAGGAACAGGGCTTGCCAGGCTATCCCAAAAATGATGGACGTAACACCAATTCTTCAGAAACTGATTTCAGCTTTCGTAACTATGCCAGCCGTCTGCCCGAAGTGTATTCGGGCCATCCCAATCGAATTGAACGCTACAACCAGTACGAGAACATGGATGCTGACTCTGAAGTCAATGCATGTCTAGACATTATCTCTGAGTTCAGCACACAGCTGAATGAACAAAACGACACACCGTTTGAAGTGACCTACAACGATGATCCCACAGATCACGAAATAGAGATTATTCGCAAGCAACTGCAACAGTGGGTCAAGCTGAACAGACTAGATCAACGCATCTTCAAATTGTTCCGCAACACACTCAAATACGGTGATCAGATCTTTGTGCGCGATCCAGAAACATTTGAGATGATGTGGGTGGACATGAGCAAGGTAGTACGTGTGATCGTGAACGAAAACGAAGGCAAACGTCCTGAACAGTACATTATTCGTGACATCAATCCCAACTTTCAGAACCTGACTGTGGCAGCCAAAACCACTACAGACTTCATGGTCAACCCGTCGTCAGGCGGCGGCGGCTCAGGTGGTCCTGCCATGCAGGGCGGCGGATACACAGCACCAAACTCGGCACTGAGTGGTGCTTCTAGATTCAGTCGCGCAGTGAATGAAACCTGTATTGATGCCAAGCATGTGGTGCACATGAGCCTGAATGAAGGCCTGGATGTGTTCTGGCCTTTTGGTAAATCAATCCTGGAAAATATCTTCAAGGTATTCAAGCAGAAAGAACTGCTGGAAGATGCCATGTTGATCTATCGGGTGCAACGTGCGCCTGAGCGACGAGTGTTCAAGATCGACGTGGGCAACATGCCCAGCCACATGGCCATGAGTTTTGTGGAACGTGTGAAGAATGAAATGCACCAGAGACGTATTCCCACATACGGGGGTGGTGGCCAAAATATCATGGATTCAAGCTATAATCCACTCAGTATCAACGAAGATTTCTTCTTCCCGGTGGGAGAAAATGGACGCGGAAGCAGTGTAGATGTGCTGCCAGGAGGACAAAATCTTGGCGAAATTGACGATTTAAAATACTTCAACAACAAGATGGCCCGAGGTCTGCGTGTGCCGTCTAGCTATCTGCCCACAGGACCTGATGACTCAGATCGTACCATGAACGATGGAAAAGTTGGCACCGCCCTGATACAAGAATACAGATTCAACCAGTACTGCGAGCGACTGCAGGCCCTGATCATGCAGAAATTGGATGATGAATTCAAGATGTTCATGCGCTGGAGAGGCTTCAATATTGATGCCGGACTGTTCCAGATCAAGTTCAACCCACCGCAAAACTTTGCAAGTTACCGCCAGGCAGAACTGGATACCACACGAATTTCAGCATTTGCCAGCTTGGAGCCCTTGCCCTACATGAGCAAGCGATTCATGCTGGAACGTTTTCTAGGCCTGTCACAGGACGAGATACAGAAAAATGACAAGATGTGGAAAGAAGAACATGCATCACCTGAACTAAAACCCACAGGCGGGCAAGATCTACGTGCTGTAGGTATCACACCAGCAGGTATTGAAAGTGATATGGCCATGGGTCAAGAACTGAGCAATATCACACCGCAAGGTATGGAAGGTGAAGCAGCACTTGGTGGCGCCATTGGCACTACTCCGGCAGCACAGCCTCCGGGCGCAGGTGCAGCAGTTCCGCCAGCAGCATAAATATCTGCATGATTCTCAACGAGCTTTACCACAAGTCCCCTGCTGCCTATCAGGATGTTGCAGCAGACAACACCCAGCCTCATATCGGGCAACTTAGAAAAACCAAGCTCACTCTCAAGCAGTTGAACAAACTGCGAAAAATGAATGACACACGAACCTTTGAGTACAACGAGAAGCTCAAGGACATCAAAACTCAATACTCACCTCCTGCTGCTCCTGTGGCGTAACATAGCCGTCTTAATTGACAGAAAAACTGTCATAAACAGCATGTTTTTATTATAGATCGTAAATATAGGTATACATTTTGCCGGGTGGCAAAATTGCCGAATATCTTAATAGGAGCTATTTAAATGAGTAAAAATCATTTCGAACAACTGATCGAATATGTCATCAATGATGAAGACGCCAAAGCCAAAGAACTTTTCCACCAAATCGTTGTGGAAAAGAGTCGCCAGATCTATGAAAATCTCATGCAAGAAGAAGATCTTGACGAGGACAATGCCATGGGCGAAGAACCCACTGAAGTTGACACAGACATGGACGAAAGTGACGACATGATGGGCGGAAGCCAAACTGCTGATCTAATCGACGATGTTGAAGCTGAAGAATCTGGCATGCACGAAGGCGAAGATGACGAAATGGAACCAGATGCAGACAACATGGGCGGCCCCAGTGATCACGATGCTGACAACATGGGCGGCAACGAGCCTGCTAGCAAAGACGATGTTATGAATCTTGAAGACAAACTGGACCAGTTGATGGCCGAGTTTGAAAACATGATGGGTGGTCAAGACGGTGACTCAGCTGACATGATGGGATCTGACAACATGGGTGGCATGGACGACGATGAATATGAAACTGAAGGCATGATGGAAAACATCACCCTCAAGCAAGTTCATCCAAAAACAACCACTCAAGAAGAAGGCAACGGCAAATCAGGTCCTGTTGCATTCAACAGCGGTGCAGCTGGTATGGCCAGCAAGCCTGTGCGCATGACCGGTGACACTGCACAAGGTCGCACAGCGCCCACAGCCAAAGACATGATCGGTAAAGTTGGCAACAGCCCAAGTCAGTCCACTCAGTCTCCCAAGCCAGCTACCAAAGCGCACACAGCACAAGCTACTGGCGTAAACACCAAGAGCCCATTGCCTGGCGGACGTAGAGGCTAATTGACAATGCGTTACCTACAGGAACATCTCAACTTCAATCAGGCCAAGATTCGTGTCTTGGTTGAGGATGATGTTCACGGTGGCAAAACACTGTACATGGAAGGTGTATGTATCGAAGGCGGTGTCCGCAACGCCAACGAACGTGTGTATCCTGTACAAGAAATTTCTAGAGCAGTTGAATCTGTCAACAAACAAGTGCATGAAGGCTATTCTGTACTGGGTGAAGTAGATCACCCAGAAGATTTGAAAATCAATCTTGACAGAGTCAGCCATTGCATTGACAAAATGTGGATGGATGGACCTGCTGGTTATGGTAAGTTAAGAATATTACCTACACCTATGGGCCAGTTAGTAAAAACCATGCTGGATTCGGGTGTAAAACTTGGCGTTTCGAGTCGTGGTTCCGGCAACGTGAACGACGGCAACGGACAGGTCAGTGACTTTGAAATAGTCACTGTAGATATTGTTGCTCAACCTAGCGCCCCAAATGCATATCCCAAAGCAATTTATGAAGGACTTCGTAATATGAAGTACGGTCATAAAGTGTTGGAAATTGCCAGAGAAGCAGGTCAGGACAGCAAGGTACAGAGATACCTGCAGCAGGAAGTAAAACGCCTGATTCGGGATCTCAAAATTAAGGAGTAAAGCATGCTAGATGCAATCAAGCCATTGCTAGATAGCGGCCTAATCAACGAAGATGTTAGTAGAGAACTCAACGAAGCTTGGGAGTCTAAACTGACAGAAGCACGTGAACAGGTCAGAGCAGAACTACGTGAAGAGTTTGCGCAACGCTATGAGCACGACAAGACAGTGATGGTAGAAGCCTTAGACAATATGTTAACAGATAGACTCACTGGTGAACTCGAAGAGTTTGCTCAGGAGAAAATGGCAATGCGGGAAGACCGCGTGAAGTTCCAGAGCAAGATGAAAGAAAATGCCACCAAGTTCAACAACTTTATGGTAACAAAATTATCTG